CCTGCTACTGAACTGTCACTTACATCTGTTGCAGATAAACTTGAATTAAATACTGTAGGTGCGTTTACACCATCTACAACCACTATCTTATCTGTGCCATCAAAGTTAAATCTTTCAAATCTATACTTTAATGCACCTGTTCTACCACTATCTATGCTAGTCCAAGATGAACCTCCGGGGTCAGCACTATATATACTAGTGCCTCTAGCTGCTAGTACCTTGCTACCAAATGTAGCCACCATAAGTACTTTTTCTGTAGATGATGCAGTCTGTGGTACAACTGCTGTTACATACTTAGAGAATCCATTTATTCTTCTGTAACCACCCTCAATATCAGGCTCAAAGTTTTCTAACTCTAGTGCTTCTCCGGGTTGCATCATAAAGGTAGATTTGTTTAATACTAAGCCCCCTTCGCAGTTAAATGCTGAAGGTACTGTTTGCGATTGGTCTGCCATTACAATGCCCTAATATCTACACTACCTGAGTTATAAACTCCTGTTCTTGGTATGAATGTTGAACGTAAATATGAAAACTTGTTGACAAGTAATGTTTGCATATTCTTAATGCCCTGTTCAAATCTCTGCATATTAAGCTGATACTGTTGTGTCTCACCTCTATACTGATACACAAATGCTGTAGCACCATCTATAATTACAGGTGCAAATCTATCAGGTATAGATGTTGTATCTCCGTGTGCTGATAAGTCAGTAGGAAATGTGTAGTAGTCAAACTTTATTGCGAATGATTTATTTGGAAATGGATATAGTAAGTAATTATTGTCAGGTGTTCTAACAACGTATTCAGGCACACCACCTCTATCAAACTGTGCCACTGTTACACCACTAGCTATTGTAGCTGCTGTAGTGCTCCCTGCACCCCTTGTACAGCCTGTAAAAGTAGTACTTGTAGTGCCTGTATAACTAATAGTCTCGTTGCCTATGACTATTGTACCTGCACTATCAAATCCTGTTGTGCTTGATACAGTTATAGTTGTTACACTATCTGTGTGCGTTGTACTAGTAGTTGTAGTATTTATTTCATCTTCTTGATTTATAACTCTATTTATATAGTCATTGTAATCAAGTAATCCTAGTTTATATCCACTATTACCTAAGTCACTATCCTTGACTATTCTAAATGTATTATAGTCTACTGTCTTAGTAGATGTAGGTAAACTGTATCTAACCACACCTGCTGTCAATGTTTTAGTTTCTGTTGCATGGTTAAATGGGTAGTTAAACTCTCGCTGATTAATAAAACGTATGGATTCATTAATTGCGTTTTGACATTGAACTTGTATACCCCTAGCACTAGAAAAGGTTGTAGAAGTTAATGCAACTTCATTCAACCTTGCTATTACTTTATTTGTTAGTGTTAGGTAAGTTTCTGCCATAATAATTCCTAAGTAAGATGAAAGAGCAAGTTGCCCTGCTCTCTCATATATAAGTTAAGCTAAAGTATCTCTATCTACTTCGTCAGCACCTAGACCAGCTTGACCACTGATATCCATTAGAGTTGCGAAAACTCTAAACTTACCAGTTAGTGTAGTTCCAGTCTGAGCAGCTACAAGTATATCAAGAGTATCTGCGGCAGGTACAATCACAGGATTAAAAGCTGCTGGAGTTGCGGCATAATCACCTGCTGAAGCGGCATCAGCATCAAAACCATCAACAAAGTTGTCAACGTCACCACCTGTGATTCCTAAATCATAAGCGGCATCTGAAGATGTACCTGTTGCGGCTACTTCACACTGTATACCTGCGTGTAGAATCACTGATTCAGCAGGAATATTAAGACACTGATATACGTCACTAGCAGCTAGGGCAGTACCCTTAGATGAAGTAGCGACAGCTAAATCAATAGTATTCTCAATAATATACGGTTTCCTACCTCTAGGGTGATTTCCTCTAGCGGCTATAGTTAAGTTTACGGTTGCCATTAATCAATCTCCCTATGCTAAGTGATACGTTGCAGTACAGATTGCTTCAGGTCGAAGAATCTTTCTGCCATACAAATGCATACCACGAACAATATCAGCAAAAGAATCAGGGTCTCTATAAGTCTCTGTCTTGTTGATTTGCTCGGCAGTAGCTATTGACGATGAGTGACCAGCTACAATCACACCAAAGTTAGTGGAACTATTAGTACCTGTAGTAGAAGGTCCTGTTCCTAAACTTGGAAGATTATTTGACTGATATATCTTAAAGCCATGCAAGTTATTCATTACTAAACCATTCTGAAGTCCAGTTCCACCCCAATCAGATTGGAATAGTCTTGAGTCTTCATCTTTTAGTACCTCAATAAATACAGGGTCTAATACTAACCATCTACCATTAGTGTCAACATTCTGTTGGTCCATTAGTCTAGACATTCTAGCTATTAGAGTCAATGGAAATGTATCACCTGCGGCAGGAGTTGCATCAGTTGCACCCGGCATCCTTGGCTGAATAGTAACAGCATCACCTGCTGTACCTGCGAAGTCTGCGGCATCAATTTTCATTGAAGATAAGAGTTCGTCAGTACCAGCAGTTGAAACAGCAACAGTACCATTAGTAGTAGTATTGGCTGTATCTGCTGAACTATGCAATGCACTCTGCTTATAACCTGACATATAACCAAGTACATCTTGGTCAAATTGGTCGGCTAGTCTATAGGCTGCTCTATTAGATGCTAACTCTTGAAAGTTAATATGCGAATGAGCTTCCTCAATATCATCCACTTTAAATGCAAAGTAATTAGCTTTGTCAATAGTAAGTGAAAATTCTTCGTCATCAAGGTCTTGAGGAGTAATAGTAGTTCCTCTTGAGTAAGCCTTGACAGTTATTTCTGGCTCTTTGATAACCTTAACGGAATCGCCCATATTAGCAATTTCACCGAAGTAATCATTATTAGTGATTGCATCAACGACAGACCCTTTGCGAAACGCAAGTTGAACCTGTTTGCTGTAAATAATAGGACTAAAATTGCCGTTAGGAAGGTTGCCATATCCAGACGCTGCTGTAAATGCCATTTAAATCTCCTTAAACATTTATCATATGTACACGGAATGTGTACTATAGTTTTAGTCATTTTACTTTATAAGGACCATTCATGCGTTGAGGTTGTACGTAGGATAGCGATTCCTGCGTAGGCTCACATAACTGGGTAATCTCTAAAGTGGGTAGTATTGTGCACTACAAGTGTCCATAAGGGGTTGTATTACACTTCTCATTATGTATAGTTATATACATAAATTCTTGTTTGTCAACATTATTTTTTATCTTTATCTTTAACCATCTCTAAAAAGTTAAAGTTTACACTAAAAGACCTGCGTTCTCCTTTTGTTTTAAATGGATATACACAGTGAAATAAGTCAGAAGGGAATATATAAAAGTCTCCTACTTGTGGCTTTACCATAAAGTTTGTATTATTATAACTAGACGATGTGCCATGAACAAACTGTATGTGTCCGTTAGCAGGATGATGGTCTTTATAATCCTCTTCCCATTCTTTTTCTATGCCTTCAGGTAATGCTAGATAACCAACACATGACATACTAGAACCTATATGTAAGTGAATAGGGTTGTATTCATGCTCGTATTGCCTAACAAACCATCCTGAATTTATCTTGATACCATAGTTATACTTTTTAGCATCTAAGTTTTTAACACCAAAAGAGTTTCTCTGCTCTGAATACGAATGGAATCTAGCTATGAAGTTAGATACTTCTTTCATCCATAGTGCTTCAATCTCTTTATTGAATTGTAACTCTTGTGTTACTTTACCAACTAATTGATGCGAAAAATCGTTTAACTCCATCTTCATTAGAGTGTTCATCTTCTTAACAAATTCAGGACTTAACTTCATGTAACCCATTGAAGGACCAAAGGGTGATATATACTCTTCGTCTTTCTTAGGTACATACATTTTTGAGTGTGCTGTCATTATCTACTCCTATCTAGCTGAACCAGATACGTCATAGACAAAATTGCCTGACCTTATAGCTTCCATTATTGTGTCAGCTTGTTTCTCATATTGTTTAGCAGACATCTTTTGGACATTAGACTCAAGTATCTTTTTACCTGAATCAGTAGCATCAACTTTAGTCTTCGTAGTTTTCGTGCCAACTTCCATAGCTGCACTTTTATCACTCTTTGTCTTAGTTTCCTTGCCGATTCCTTTGTCTGATTTATATAAGTCAATAGCTCTTGCGGCTGACCTCGCATCATTGTCGTTCTCATAAAGTGCATCCTGTACCCATTTTGGCTGTTCATCTGCCCAATCGTGAAACTCATCACTATCTCTAATATCATTAAAGTCAGGATGTAATCTCATTAATTCTGCTTCAGCTTTCTCTTTCTTAGCTTCAACAGACATCTCATCTATCTTTTGTATTCTAGTCTCTAATTCTGCTGACTGCTCTCTTGCCTTCTTCATGGCAATAGTCTCAACAATCTTAGCTACATCTGGGTACTCTGTTGCCCACGCTTCTATGTCCTCATCAGACTTAGGCAACTTCATTTCTTTCTTAGTTGCTTTAGCTAGTTGCTCTTTCATATCATCTAGCTGTTTTTGGAACTGTTTTTCTTTCTCTTGCGTATGTCTCCTTAAATCACCATATCGCTTTTTAAAAGTTTTCTCTTCAGCATTAGTCGGTTCTTCTTCACTCGGAGTTTCCTCTTCGCTAGTCTCACCTGCACTTTTTTGCTCTTCAACGAGCCTTGCCAGTTCTTCTTCATCTCTCTTTACTCTCTCTTCTTGAGAATAAGGTCTATTCATAAACATTTCTTTTTTAGGTGTGTTCTCTTCCACCATTGTCTTTGTAGCTTCTTCAGCCATTTGTCTTCTCCTTGGGGTTATCGTAGCCAATTATTGTTGGGGGATAAGTAGCCTTTAATTGTGGATTATTAACGTGAAGCTAATCCACCTCGCTTCATCTTCTTAGGTTTAAGTGTTTTCTTTTTACCTGCTAGTCCACCTGCATTAAAATCAAAATTTGACCCATCCATATCTCCGGGGTCAGAAGAATCAAATCCACCATAGTCACTGTCATCAAAACTATTATTGTTATCATCTCCACCTGTTTGTTCAACTAGCTGTGCGTAAGTCATTCCAGTAGCTTTTTCAGCCGCTTTTTGTTCTACATCTGCTCTTTCTCTATCTTCCTTATCAATAGCGGCACTTTGATATTCATTAAATGGAATATCTCCCAAGTCAACAAACTGTTCTGTTGTAATATTACCTTCTCTAATGTTTTTGTCTATAACATCTACCATTTTATCTTTTTGATTAATATTTGGATTATCTTTAGCTAAACCTTCAACTATATCTCTTGCATCATTATTTGTAATATTATAATCCTGTATAAGTTCTGCCACAGCCGCTCTCATATTTTTATTTTGTTCTATTATAGCTGTAGCTTCTGGACCTCTAGGATTTTTAATTATAGCATTAGTAACTTTAGCAGATTTAGTTATAGTAATACCATCTAATGTAAACTTACCTGTAGCACCATCAGGAAGATTACCTGTACCTGCTGTTATAGCTTTTATAGCAGCTATTCCCGGAAGTATACCACCCGGAAAATCGTAGCCTATTCCAAATGTAGTAGAGCCAATTACGCTACCTTTTAACTGCCTAGATTTTACTCCTGTGCCAACCATTGTAGTTCTATCTGCTATTGTACCACCTAATGATACCCTTCCTGCACCACGACCATACATAGCTTCTTCACGTTCTCTTTCTTCTTGGTCGCTACTGTCGTTACCTGTATCCACAGGCTTTACTTTAGCTGATGCTACTTGACTCTTCTTGGCTTCTTCTTTAGGTGCTTCTTCTTGTATAACAAAACCTTCAGGTATAGGATACAGCGTTGCACCTCTTGAACCATCGGCATTTACTATATGAGGTATCATACGTGTCTGACCTGTTGCTTCATTAAAGTATCTAACACTTTCTGTCTTAGGTGCTCCACCTGCACTAGGTCCTAAGAAGTCTTGATATGATACAGGAGCATATGGTGTTGCACCTGCTCCATATACATTACCCACATTTGGTACATAAGGTGTTCCACGTGAAGCACCGGAAACTCCACTTGCTACTTGTTGTGGCATTATTTGAGTTGGATTACCCATTGGATTTGTTCCTAAAGGTTGTCTACCTATAGGTATAGTAGGAGCTACATATGTACCTTGTTGTGCTTCAATTACCCCACCTCTATTATACTCTAAATCGTCTTCAATGTCAAGGTCTGTTTCATCAAAAGGTAAATCATCAGCCATAGTAGCTTCATCTGAATTACCCATCTGACCCATAGCTTCCATTTGCTTTAGTCCTTGTTTAGCTTCTTGTCGTAATTGCATTAACTTTGCAAGACCTATGTACCTAACCACATCAGCAGGGAATACAAACTCTCCTTCACTTAACTGTGCAGGTATATCATCTCTCACTTCTTCTCGTGTAGAGCCTGATGGTACATCGTTGCCTGATACTTCATCAGTCATACCACCTTCATCTTTGAGACCACCATCTTCAAACATTTCCATTTGTTTACTTAATGCCATTTACTTCATCCCTTAGTAATTTAAGTTTATTCAAAGTAGCTATTGCTCCTTGAGACCTATGTAGAGTAGTTGTATCACTAGCTTGTTCTAGTATCTTATGTTGTTGCTTCACTAACTCATCAATGTAATCATTGAAGCTGTTCAGTAGCTTGAGGTTGTTCACTAGCGGCTTGATTTGCTGCAGCACCTGCTTGTCCATCATTTCCTGAAAATCCTTGCTCGTTTGGTATAGGAGCTTGTCCTGTACCTATGTTACCACCACCTGCTCCTGTGGGGTCTAATGGGTTAGCACCGACAGGTGGTTGACCTGCCTGTTGAGGTTGTCCTTGTTGTGGTTGTTCAGCCATAGGACCTTGCATACCTTTTAGTATCTCTGCCTGTACTGCTGCTTCATCCATGTTATTAGTTACCTTTTCAGGGTCAAGTTCCATAGACTTTGCTATCTCTCTAATAATATATGGAAACTTAGCAAACGGAGCTAGTGCAGGATTAGATGCCACTTGTAAGAAGGACATTAATCTCTGACTACGTACTTCGTTAGCCATGAGACTTTCTGTACCTCTAGCCTGTACCTCTAAGTCACCTTTTATATCTTTGTCAAAGTTAAACTGCATATTAAAACGGAACATACCCTCGCCTAGTGGCTTGAGTAGGTAATCATCTACGTTCTTAATAACAGTCTTAATACTACCTGCCGCAGCGTTCATAAGCATTGATATGCCTGATGCAGTTCTACCTACACCTTGTACACCTGTCTGTCCGTGTGCAAAGGATGGAAAGCCTGTGCTTTCATCTGCAAGTTGTCTAGCCTTGTCAAATAGCTGTAAGTTCTCATTTGATACGTTAGGAAACTTTGTACCAAAGATAGCTTGACCCGGAGCACCACCTTGTCTTCTAAACACTTTGCCCGGATATACAGATAAGTCTTGCCCCGGAACTAGGTTTGTTTCATCTACCTCTATAAGCAAGTTACCTGATAACACTGCATTGTCTACAGACATTCTCATAAAACCATTCATAAGTGTCTGTGTATCATCCATGTTTTCAGCTAAACCTACACCAAAGAAGGAATATGGATTCAACTCATATGGAGCTGCCATGTAAGGTATAGTGGCAGGTTTGAAAGGATTAAGAACCATTCTTATTAACTTACCATTACTAATCCATATGTTCGCTTGTAGCTCGTCAAACTCCTTGAGGTCTTTAGGTATATCTACACCATTCTCCTCAAGCATATCAACGTCACACATTCCCCAATATTCTAATACTTCAAATCTTTCTATTCCATAATCTGCTGCATAGTCAGATAAATCATCTTCCCAATACTTTTTATCATAGTTCTCACCTGATGCAATTACCTCATCAATTACATTAGAACGAAAGTAAGGTCTCTTCTTTAATCCACGTAATTGTGTTCTAGACATCTTATGTCTTTCAATTACAAACTGTGCTTCATCCATGTTAGCAGCATCAGGGTCAGGAAAGAAGTTCCATACTGATACGTGTGATGTAGATGGTACAGTCTTAAATATAGGACTGTAGTTACCCTCTTCATCCCAATTAGGATATTCTTTGTCTACAGCAAAAGGTCCTTTCATTACTCCTGTTCCGAATAATGCCATCTCAAATGCTGTGCTTCTTAATTGTTTACTTGCACCTGACTCTTGTAGTTGGTCCATGATTTGTTTTTCCATAGACTTAGCAGCTACCATAGCAGGACTAAATGTAATAGCAGTAGGTGTTTTACCTACCCCTTCTTCCAAGCCTTCAATTTCTCCCAACTTGTCTTGTAAAGGACCCAACCTTTCTGCCAATGTTTTTTCAGTAGCACCTTTCGGTAAGTCCATGCCATCACCCTTAAACCCATAAGGCGAAGACAACGAAGTTTCTCCTTTAAGCTGTTCAGGCTTTTTTGGGTCAAAGTTGACATCCCCTGCGACACCTTCAGGTAAGACTGTCGGCTCAACGCTAATAGGAAACTTGTTCCCTGCAAATAGTACATCAACAATTTGTCCATAAGCTGCGAGAGTTTTTGTCTTGGTAACTTTAATAAATACTCTTGACTTTTCTGCTTCAGTAAATTGAACATCACTTCCGTATAACCCCCTATAGTTTCTATAAGACCTTAACCATCGTTCTTCATCATTGTTACGATAGTCTTCGGCACGTTGGTATCTATCCATGATAAAAGGTATAATACCACTTACGTTAACATCACCGACTACTGATTCCTCTACATCTTCTAATGCTATGGAATCATCGTCTAGTGTTACTTCATCTTTTTCTGCCATGTTATATCCTTAATATCCGAATGTAGCATCTGCCATTGGCATATTACTACTTGGTCTGCCCATAGGGTCATAGTCAAATATACTAAACCTTGGTCTTGACATTATACCATATCTTAGTGCATCATACAAGTGGTCTTCTGCTCTTGTGTCTACATCTTCAGGATTCTTTTTATCCAATGGTAATGCAGGTAATTGTGATACCATGTGAGTACAAGTGTTAAAGAATACTAGTCTTGGTTGCTCTGTAAACTCGTCTACCTGTAATCGTCTATGTATTTCATTCTTTCCTGATACACGACTGCCTTTACTTCTATCTGATGGTCTAAATCGGCATCCCTTCATAATCATCTGTTCAGCCAAAGAAGGACCAGTATCGCCACGTTTGTGCCAAAGAGAACTATCCAAAACCCCATACTTAATATTTCCATCATCAGCTTCAGCATCCAATATCATATCTGCCAAATCTGTGGCAAGGACTTTAGAAGTATACAACTCTCTATATATAATAATCTGCTCATCTGGAGAAACAGCAAACCACAGCACCCCACTATAAGAGCCATAACCGTAATCACAAGCACGAAATTTAACCCAATTTCTTGGAATTGCAAAAGGTTCAATAACGTGAATATTCCTATCAAACTCAGTAAAAGCAGCACCTTCTTTAATATCCCAATCACCTTCAAGCAACTGCTTACGTTGGTGTTCAGGTAAGGATAGAAGCATTGCTTCATAGTCACCTTGGGCAGACAAGTATGGGTTGTCTGATAATCTTGCAGGGATAAATCTTCTTTTAAATAGTGCTTGTCCTGCTTTACTGTGTCCTTTTGGATAGGAAAGAACATTCCCTGATTCAATATCTGTGGCATCAAATTTTCTTCCGTATGGTGCAGGGTCAATAAACATCTTCTTGACCCACTGATGACCCGGACCTCCGGGGTTAGTTGTTGCTCTCATATACACAGGTAAATCATGTGCAACAGAACGCAAACGTGAACGCATATAGTTCCAAGCATACGGAGTAGACCATTGGGTTAATTCGTCAAACCCTATCCAACTAAATGCCAAACCTTGATAACGAAGTACATCATCATCACGGTCTAAGTATGACATCCATAACCTTGCACCTGATGGTGCTTCCCACTGCATCTTTCGTTCTGACCACTTTATACCCTTCCATATCTGTGGGTATATTTCTTTTGACTTAAATATAAGTTCTCTTAATTCTTCTGTTGTGTGTCGTAATAACAATCCACTAAACGATGGATGACCCATGTAACGTAGTGGGTCTGCTAACATGGCATAACTCTTGCCACCCCCTGCTGAACCACCATATAGTACTTCTCTTTCTCCTGCTGCAAGGAACTCTGTTTGAGGTCCTACGTTAGGTTTAAATACTACATTCTGCTCTTCTACAGGTACTGCTTCTATGTCTGCAACTTCCTGTATCTTAGGCTCTTGCACCTGTTCTTTCTTCTTCAATGGCTTTCGCTTTTTGTATCGCCTTTTCTGCGTACTCAGACCACTTTCGGAGAGTTCTAGCTGTGTTCTTACGTTGTCTTTCATGTAATAGTCTTTTCCTTAGTCCTACGTGAGATATAACTCTTTTTGTTTTAGTAGTTATCCAATTAGCCACTTCACGATATGAGTATTGCTTTACATATTTTCTTGCCATCTCTATGGCTTCTAGTTCATATGGTATTGGGTCAAGTAAGTCAGGGTCTTGTTCGTTTATCCTATATCCAAATGGAACAGTCCTAGCTATACGTGGTATCTGTACCCATTCTTTTTGTTCTTCATCTTTTAAGTCTGTTGGTTGTGGTAACTTCCACTTGCCTACACTTCTATCCATCGTTCTTAGCAGGTAAGAGCATAACACCACCAGTGCTTTCTACTTGCATCTTCTCAGTCTTCACTAAGCCTGTCCTGTCTAGTAATTCTTTAGCTGCCATCATCTTATCTTTGAGACCTAACTCAGTAGGGTCATATAGACCACCCACCATAGCCATTGCAGCTTTAGGTGCGTTCCTACTCATAAACAACTGCGTAGCTTCTAGTATCTCATCCTTCATGGATTTCACTATCTCTGTTGTGCTAGATGTTTCAGCATAACCTGCTAACTTCTTAGCGGCTACTACATCACCACCTGCTTCATCAAATAAAACAGCTAGAAACTTTTGTTGTCTTTCAGTTAGTTCTCTACTCATTATGCGATACTTTCCCTTGCAAATTGTCTGTCAACGATTCCTATTAAACGCTTGGCTCTATTAGGTGTTTGACGAAACCAATTACTGTTTTCCATCTCGTCTGCCATTCTCTCCCAGTCCAAATCTTCTACGGCAGCAATCATGTTCTTAAATTTGGATAGTCTTGGTCTACCTAATTGAAAACACATATTTGCTAATACGTGTTGTATATCATCAGGTAGATTGTCAAATTGAGAAAATAATAAGTTACAATCTTTTATAGTTGTTTTAATATCACTCTCAAACCAATCATTTACCTGCTCATTTGGTACTTTAGTTCCTACAGGTTTATCATAATACTCTTCATCCCATTCTGTAATAAGGTGACCTATTCCCCCTGTTAAATGCCCAAGTGAGCAGTGGTATGTTTCATATTTAATTCCTTCGTCATTAGCTAATTCATCTTGTAGTTTAATTAAGTTCATTTCTTCCCCATAATTTTCATAGCTTGACCTGCACCTTTAATACCAAAGGATGCACTAATTGCTATAAATAAAAGATACTGATACCATTCAGGTAGTGTATTTAGTACTTCAAAGCCTACTCTTACGTATTCTGTCATGCTAGGTATGAATACTAGTATAGCAGGTAAAAGTAAAACTGTCAAGGCAAATTCATCTTTCCAGCTATTATCTGTAGCATCTGCCATAGACTTTTCCCATTGTACTTCTCCTGTGGCTACCTTCTCTGCCACACTTGCCCTAGCTTTAGCTTCTGCAACTTTAGCCTGTCCATCTGCTTTTACTTTCTCAACCTTACTGCTCATCCAATTAGATGCTAGATTTGCTATAGGTCCTATCAGTGCTGTTAACATTATAGTCTCCTAGTACCTTCGTTTTTTTGTCTTTCTCTTAGAGCTTTTACGTGCCTGTTCATTAGATAGTTCCCTATCCTTAGAAATGGCTTCGCTAACTTGAGATAAAATACGTCTTTTCTCATCTAAATCTCGCCGCTTTTGAAGCAATCTTTTTGGGTTGTTTAGATACTTGTTTACCTGCTCTAGTTGCTTTGCGTTTAGCAGCCGTACTGGCGGCATATTCTTGGTTAGAAAGAGCCTTAATTGCCGCTTCAGGTAGATAACGCTCACCGGTAGCTTTTGACCCTTGTGTACTAGGTTTGCCACTCTTAGTTCTCCACTTTTGTTTTGTCCAGTTTGATAATGACTTTTGTGGTGCTCTCATATGCTTCTTTAATCTCTTCTATTGTTCTGTGACATCCTATGCAGATATCGTCTTGCAGTTTACAGATGCCTACACATGGCGTTAAAATCTGCCTGTCCATTTACCAACAATCCACGCTAGTAATCCACCAAAGAATAATACGAATATCATAGCTATTCCATATCCCATATACTCTACCAACTCTGCTTGACGTTTCGCTGCCATCTTTTCTTGATAACGTCTAGACTTTCTTGCTTCTGCTTGAAACTCTTGCCAATCCTGCCATAATCCGGGTCTACCTAGATATATCATCATCTTCTTGAGTTCTTCTTCTTTTTCTCTTATCTGTTCAAGAGCCATGAACTCTTCTAAGTCTGCACCACCACCTTTAGACTTTTGTTTCTTTGCCTTCTTCTCTAGTTGTTCCTTTGAGAATACAAAGTCAGATATATGTTTAGCACAACCTGTAAGTTCCTTTCCGTTTGATACGAAACTTTTGATTACACTAAAAGCTGCATTTGCTGCCGCGAGTTCTGCTAACATTATCTTTTCCTTCTTGGCTTACAATATGCTGTTATCTGTAGATTAGGTCCTTCCTGTTTTGGTATTGAAGGTTGCTTGTGTAATCTTTCTGCAAAGTACAAGCATCTATCTATATCATCAAAGGTTTGTGTTTGGTCTACTACTCTTAATCCCATCATAAACACTAACACAAATTCAATCATTTCCTTTCTCTGTTGCTACTTGCTCCTCATGGCAATCACAGTTGCACTCTTCACAGTCGCAATCGTAACACTCACAAGTTTCACATCTATTTTTTCTTTTTTCTGTCATGTGCCTTCTTTAATTGTTCTTTCGCTTTTTTAGCGAGTGCTGCTTGTTCTGTCTTCCCAGATACCTTGGCTCGTTGTTCAAGGACAGTAAGGATTTGTATTTTCCTCGCATACGGTTTATTAATCTTTTTAACTTTAGATATCGTAGCTTTAGCATCCGATACGGTAGCAAATTTAATGCTAACAGTGTCTTTAGGGTTTTCATCCGTATAAAGCCTTCTATCTGAACCTTTAGGTTTTTTACCTGTGCCTACTTTAGGGTCTGCCCTTTTCTTTGACATTATCCTCTGTATCCACCACCTGCTGCTTTATATGCTTTGGCTGTCATTTGTGCTTTTCTTGCACTCCATTGACCGGGAGCACCTCCCTTACCACCTGCTTTGATTCTGTTAAATATTTTCTTACGCATGGTTGGTTTAGTGTAATTACCGGCAGCATTTACTGTGCTTCCCCCTTTGTTTAGTTTAAGTTTAGATAAAGACTTAGCTTGACCTGCGTGAGCTTTACTAGCTTTCTTTAACTTACTTGCTACTTTTTTTATTGTTCTTTTTGCCTTTGCTAGTGCCATCTCTATCCTCATATAAGTTATTAAACGTAGTGAATGGGTCTAGATAAGATTCATGTGACTCTGCTGA